ATAGATGCGCTGATTCTAAATAACAATATCTACGGCACTTTAGACTATAATGTGCTTAGTTACTAAAGGAGAATAATCGCTAAGCAAACCTTCACGACAGGGCAGGTATTGACTGCCGCACAAATGACATCGCTACAACAGACTGCTATGGGTGGTGGATCAGCTACGGCTAAAACCGCTAGTTATACATTAGTAGCTGCAGATGCAGGTGCTACTGTAATTATGAACAGCGCAAGTGCTACGACAATTACAGTAAATACAAGTTTATTTTCTGCTGGTGATACAGTATTTTTACAAAATATAGGCGCAGGTGTATCTACTATTACTGCTGGCACAGCCACAGTAAACACAGCATCATCTTTAGCTTTGGCACAATATGAAAGCGGTAATTTATATTTTACTGCTGCTGGTGCTTCTATATTTTCTAAAGCAGATGGAGCTGCTGCTGGTGGTGGATTTACATTTCAAACTTGGTCGCCTTCATATACCAATTTAACTATTGGCAACGGCACTGTAACTTCCAGATATGGAACAAGTGGCAAATTTACATTTTTTGAATGGACTTTGACATTTGGCAGCACTACAAGTATTAGTGGCAGCCCAGAAATTACATTACCAACTACGCCAAAAAATACGGGATATTCTATGTGGCAGGGCAATATAGGATATTTAGATGCTGGAACTAACATATATCTTGGGCATATCAATATCATCCCAGCAACATCTAAAATTATATTATATGTTGATAGAGCTAATCAAACTTATTTAGAATACGCTGGACTTGATGCGACTACTCCATTTACTTGGACAACAAATGACCGAATATCCGTATCAGGACAATATGAGGAGGCATAATGACATTTGTATTTAGATTTCCAGATGCAACTAACGAACAAAAATGGGAACAGATTCGTTTATGGCGAAATGCGCAACTTGCTAACAGCGATTGGACACAGGTGTCAGATTCACCAGTTGATAAAAATGCTTGGGCTACTTATCGTCAAGCATTAAGAGATTTACCAGAGCAAGGTAAATTAGCCAATGATGCGGTTTTCCCAGTAAAGCCTTAGCACAATTTTAGGGAATAGTGAAACCTAAATTATGCGCAGCTGGTGTGCAGTTAAGAGATCAAATTGATACGTGGTTTCCAGTTAGGCGTACTGCCAGTGATGGGTGGGTGGGCGATAGTCGCCATGCCAAAAGAAAATCAGATCATAATCCAGATGAGCAGGGGTGGGTCAGAGCCATTGATATTGATTCTCGCCTGGGTGAGCCCGAAGGGATCGCAGCTTATTTGGCTGACCAAATCAAACAGTGTGCGAAAACCGATAAACGTTTATCATACGTCATCTTCCAGCACCACATCGCTAGCAAACTCTTAAACTATAAATGGCGCAAATACAAAGGTATTAACCCACACACAAAACACATACACATTAGTTTTACTAAAGCAGGAGACACAGACGGCAGACCGTTTGACATACCACTAATAGGGGGCAAGATATGAAGATAAGCAATAAACAAAAAGCAATACTTAAATCATACTTTAGGGGTGTGCTTGTATCATTCTTAACATTCTTAGCAAGTAATGAGCTAGGACTCGATCCAGTTATATCAGTGGTAGTAGCAGCACTCGCAGGACCAGCAGCTAGGGCTTTAGACAAATCCGACAGTGCTTATGGCATCGGTGCTTATGAAGCATGACACCTACAGAATGGGCTGGCTTTGGCGCTGGCATTATCGCAGTGCTATCAGGCGGTCTGATCGGATTACGTTTTATAGTTAAAGGCTGGCTTAACGAGTTACGGCCTAATGGTGGACTTAGCATGAAAGATCAGTTAACAAGGTTAGAGAAGCGTGTTGATGATCTATTTATTGCAATAAGTAAGGGATGATTTAATTATGGCTAACACACGCAAACGCAAGAAACCTGTAAGACGTAGAGTGCGTAAGATGGCAGAGCCATTAAGTAAATTAGATCAGCATTATATTGCCCTACATTCATGCTATAAGGCTGCTATTGCTGCAGGGTTTACAGCTGAACGTGCATTTTGGTTGCTTACAGATCAACGCACACTGCCAGATTGGATCACTGGCAAAGACGGCATCATCCCTGTAATTGATCCTTATGACGATGAGGATGACGATTAAGCGGTGGCTAGTAATATCAGATTTACAAATCCCATACCATCATGAGCAGGCAGTTAAGAACGTCATCAAGCTGGCAAGACGTGAGAAGTTTGATGAGGTTTTATGTGTTGGGGATGAGATTGACTTCCAAACGATTAGCAAGTGGGCCGATGGCACACCTTTGGCTTATAGTCAGACTCTTAACGAGGATCGTGCAGCTTGTCAAGATATATTATGGTCTCTTACCGAGTACAGTGCAAAGGCTAGTGTTATCCGCAGTAATCATACTGATCGCCTTTATAACACTTTACTAAAAGCACCTGGCCTTATAGGTTTACCAGAGCTGCAATACCCTAAGTTTATGGATTTTGCCAGCATGGGCATTGACTACTACAAGACAGCCTATGAGTTTCATCCTGGCTGGGTATTAGCACATGGCGATGAGGGCAACATGAGCCAACACGCAGGCATTACAGCCCTTAACCTGGCTAAGAAGTGGGGTAAATCTGTGGTTTGTGGGCATAGCCATAGACTAGGCATGAGTGCCTATACAGAGGCCATAGGAAGCCACCAGAGGACTTTGTTTGGCATAGAGGTAGGTAATCTAATGGAAAGAAAAAAAGCCTCTTATTTACGCTATTCTGCTGCAAACTGGGCTATGGGGGTGGTAGTCTTAGAATCTGTAGGAAAGACATTAACGCCCACGTTAGTGCCTATTGACAAGGATGGCTCATTTACAGCTCTAGGGCGGTATTACGGGTAACATCGTTACCTAATCGTTATACAAACTACGCCCCAAATAATCCACAAAGTCATACACAAGTGCAACACTGTTGCCATGCCACAAAATATGCTGGCATAGATAGGGCTATATGGTAACTGTAGATGTATTTTACGCACTGTGTTATGCACTGTTAATTGCAGGTGTGATCGGTTGGTACATACAACATGTTAAAGAGAATGCGGCACAGCTGCATTATTGGCGTGGTCGTAGAGATGGCTGGAATCTTCACCGCAGAATGATCAACAATAAAGTTAAAACCGATGAGGTATTTGACTATGATAAAAACTAATGTCTACTACAACTGAAAAGTTATTTAATAATGCAACCGCCATTGTCCACGAACGTGGTGTCGTCTATGGCCATGCCATTTACAATATGGACAGGATCGCAAAAGCTGTTAGTGCATACATTGACTATCCACTCTCAGCTCACGACATACCGATTATCAATATCCTTCAGAAGATATCTAGGCTGGCCGAGAGTCCTGGACACGAAGACAGTATCGTGGACATCTGTGCATACATGGCAATATACAAAATGTGCATCGATGCAGAAAAAGATGACGAGTTTGAATGGAGAGTTGGTGAGTAATGGCATTTGATTTAAGCAATTACGAAACAGTAGATGAACGATTACACAAATGGTGGAAGGAGTACCCAGATGGAAGATTGGCAACAGAAATTATCGAGGCCACAGACACTCGATTCATTGTACTTTGTAAATTATACAAAACCGAAGCAGATCAGCAGCCGTGTGCTACTGGGCTTGCGATGGAAGTTGTTAGTGATCGGGGTGTTAATGCAAATTTCGCTTTACCTAATGCAGAAACAAGCTCGATTGGTAGAGCGCTTGCAAATGCGGGTTTCTCAGCTAAAGGTAAACGAGCAAGTGCCGAAGAAATGGCATCTGTAAACGCTGCTGAGAAAACTAATTACTCACCGCCTGGCACACGTGCTAGAGCTGTAGAAGATGTCATACGTGCATCTTTTGCAGCTGATAAAAAAGAGCCAACAGCGTGGTCAGTAGGTGATGTCAGTAATGTAATACCGTTTGCACCGCCCGCTGCACAGAGCTGTAAACATGGCGGCATGAAGTTATTAGAAGGACTAAGCAAGACTACGCAAAAGCCTTACTACGGCTATGTATGCCCAGCACCAAAGGCCGAGCAGTGTGCGCCTAAGTGGGCAAAGATTATGGATAACGGCACGTATTACTTTCCATCCGATGCAGAAGATGGCAAAGGAGGTGAATGATGGGATATTTAGAGATAATTAACGGATCAGGCTTTACATTACGTTTAGAAGATGATAAAGAAAGCCTGAACGTCAGTACCGATAAATGTATGGCGTGTAATGATGACAGGCTTATACATAATGGTAATTTCTTAGTTTGTACTCAGTGCCACTGTAGGCAATAGGATATTATCATGGATCACCCACGCTTTAAGTGTAATGGCTGTAAGCGAGACACAGAGTTTCTGTGGCTTGACCAGATAGATACGCCAGAAGGCTTCAAGGCTTATCAGTGCATGGACTGTGGGTGTGTAGGTGTTAAAAATGTAGTAGAGGCTTTGCATGTACCAGACGACGATATATGCAGATGCGGTAAGTGTGGTGGATGGATGTTTGCAGCCGTGGCCTGCCACACTTGCAGCTTAATTAGCGCCAAATGAGTAATGACATAGATTGGCCGCACCAGCACAAACTGAGAGAGCAGTGGCTAATAGATAATCCAGATGCTAAGTATTTAGGATGGGTGAGTATATGAATGAAGGTACTGGCTTCAGCGAAACATGGCTTGATGATGATGAATTGGTTTGCACGTTTTTCGCCATGCCGTCTGACCTGCGGTTATCTTACAGGATTTGACTCTATGTGCTACCCTAAAAAGCGTTCCATCTTAAATGGAAAAGCTGAGCCTAGCGCAGGACGGCTCGGAAGGCGCAGAGTTTGGCCTATCCTTTGTGTAATGGTATTTACTTTATTATTTTCAAAAGATTATTCTGTTGCAGCTGATAGTTACAAACA